TTCAGGTAATAAACGAAGAACAGGAAAAAGAATTTAATAAAATTAAACGCAGAAGATAGTGCTAACCAAAGTATTTAATGTAAACTAGAATAAATATTTCTTTTTGGATCGTGGCTTATAGTGCTGAGATAGATGTAAAAGTACGGAATCTCGGTTCTATAACTAAATTAGAAGAAAAATTAAGTAGTATAAGTAGAAGTGTAAATGCAATAAACAAAAAGCGATTAGGAGGCGGTGCTTCAGGAGGTGGGGGCTCTGCTAAGTCCGAATTAACTGAAGAACAGAAGTTAATACAGCTAGAGAATAAAAGATTAAGGATACAGAATCAAGGTTTAGGAGTAAGTCGTAAAGCTCTTGATTTGGAGTTAAAAGGTAATAAGCTGGCTGAAGCAGCTAACAATCTAGCTCAAGTAGAGTCTTTAACTGAAAAGGATCAACTTGATTTAGCTAAAAATAAGATACTTTTAGCGGATCAAGAAATCAAAAAGAAGGGTTTACTTTTAAAGGCCGAACAAGCAATAAATACTGAAATATCAAAAGGCCAACAAATAAAATCTACAGAACTTACTGCGGGTGATCGTGTAGGATTATTAGGATTAAGTGGAAAAGCTAATAGATTATCGGGTAAAGCTGCTTCAGTTATAGATTCAGAAACGGTAAGTAGACAACCCAAAGGTCTACCTAGTTCGGAAATGCTAAAAGCGGAATCTAGGGGCATAACTAGAATAGTAACTCAAGAGGAAAGAAGAACTAAAGCGTTAAAACGATCCGCAGAGTTTAGCGAGGATATATTGAAGTCAAGTAAAGCGTCAGCTAAGGCAGGAGCAGCCCACGCAAGAAAGTTAGAAAGTATGAATAAACCTCATGGATTTACCGCACAACAGTTTGGTCCGCAATTTGCAAGTTCTACCTTACCTACTGAATCTGCTCTTAATTTTGATCAAAGAACTGGAAAATTACTTAAAGGTCCAGCAGGATCAAGCAAAAATACTTTAGGAAATTTAGCAAGAAGATTTGATACTCAGAGTGCGTTGATAAGTGGTGCGTTTCCTCTGTTATTTGGGCAAGGTCCAATAGGTGCGGTAGCTGGTGGTCTTGGTGGTGGTATAGGTGGAATGTTCGGAACAATGGGTGGATTTGCAGGAGGTATTGCAGCCACAGCACTTGTACAACAAATACAAAGTGCTATCAGTGCTATAGGAGAATTAGGTAGAGCACTTGGACCTTTTGCCCGTGATACTAAGGCAGTAACATCAGCATTGGGATTACAGGGGTCTGCCCAAGAAGCTCAACTTCAACTTATAGAACAAACACAAGGAAAGACAGCAGCATTTAACGCAGCCATGAATTTTATGGCTACACAAATTGGGCAAGAAGGTGTAAATTCACTAAAAAGATTTGGGGAGAACTCAAGACGTATAACTGCTTCATTGACATTGGCGACTACAAAATTTCAGGCATTTGGAGCTTCATTATTAAACTTTATCTTACGAATATCTGGTGCAGAAAAACAACTTATAAAAGCAGAACAGGAAAGAACTATAAGTTTTGCAGCTTCTAGGGGAGATGAAACAGCAAAGTCTATACTAGCTGAACAAAAAAGAATAGATGCCCTGCCGTCAGAAACAGTTATAGTTCCTACACCTGGCCCATTTGGTGGTATCGTTGGAATACCTAAAGAGATTCGTAGTAAAGAAGCTAAAGATGCACAAGAGGTTTTAGATAAAAGAAGAGCACTGTTTACCGTAAGAGAAAACGAAAGAATAAATTTAGCTAAAATAAACAGTGAACAAGGTGCTCATGTACAAACACTAGAAGAAGAATTTGCATTAGTAAATAGAGTAAATGAATTAGTAAAAGAGGGTAATGAAAAAGGTTTAGCCCAAAAATTAGCAAAAAATGAACAAATAAATAAAAAAGCTATAGAAAATATAAACATAAGACAAGATGAAGTTAAACGAGAACTAGAAGGACTCGATAAAATAAAAAATAAGAATGACGAACAAAAACTTGCAGTTGATGAGCTCAAAGAGAAACAAAAATTCTTAACAGAGGAGTTAGAAAAACAACCTGGGATACTAGACGATATGAATGATAAAACTAAATCCTTACATAGTGAGGTGGATAAAGTAACGGAAGCTTTTAAAGAACTTAGCGTAACAATAGGTGAGGATATTAAAAACGGTATTAAGGGATTAATCAAAGGAACATCTACCCTGTCTGATCTTCTTAATAATGTCGCTGATAAGTTTTTAGACGTAGCTCTCAACCAAGCATTATTCGGTGATATTCTTGGATCGAGCGGTCCAAAAAAAGGTGGTTTATTAGGATTTTTAGGTTTTGCAGATGGTGGCAGACCTCCTGTTGGCAGACCTTCAATAGTAGGAGAAAAAGGCCCAGAATTATTTGTTCCAAGATCATCAGGTAACATAATCCCAAATAATAAACTTGGAGGTGGCAGTACCAACAATGTTGTTGTTAATGTAGACGCATCAGGTTCAGATGTTCAAGGAGATGAAGCAGCAGCTAAAGAAATCGGTACGTTAATTTCTGCTGCGGTTCAAGGAGAACTACTGAAACAACAAAGACCTGGAGGTTTACTTTCAAGATAATGGCTACTTTTCCTAGTTACAATCCACAATATTCTGCTACAAAACGTAGTGCTCCAATACAACGTATTACTCAATTTGGAGATGGCTACCAGCAAAGAACAACCTTTGGTTTAAATCAAGATGCAAAAATTTGGAACTTAACTTTTAACGTAAAAGACTCTGATGCTGATGTAATAGAAACATTTTTAGAAAATGAAGCTAAAAATGGTACTTCCTTTGATTGGTCGCCACCTGATGAAACCACAAGTTATAAATGGATATGTAGAAGTTTCAGTAGAGAAATGTTTGATATAGATAGAAATAGAGTTACAGCGAGTTTTGAACAAGTATTTGAACCATAATGGCAATACCTGTTTCAGTATTACAGTCAACAAGCCCTGGATCTGTTATTGAGTTATTTTCTATTCAATTAAATACAGCATTACATGGTGCTAATACTTTGTACCGTTTTCATAATGGTGCAAACTTAAATGCAAATGGAGAAGTTGTTTGGGCTGGTAACTCATATTTAAGATTTCCTATTGACTGTTCAGGTTTTGAATTTGGATCTACAGGTACTTTACCTAGACCGAAAATATCAATAAGTAATATTTTTGGAACGATTACAGCGATAATGCAGGATGTTAATGAAACTACCGTAGGAAATGATTTAAACGGAGCAACATTTACAAGGATTAGAACTCTTGCTCGATATTTAGATGCTGCAAACTTTACAGGAGGTACAAATCCTTTTGGTACACCAGACCCTACAGCAGAGTTCCCACAAGAGATTTATTTCTTGGATCGTAAAGTAACCGAGACAAGAGATGTAGTTACATGGGAAGCTCAATCTGCCCTTGACTTAGTAAATGTAAAGCTACCACAAAGGATTGCTACTAAAGATATTTTTCCTGGTATTGGAGCATTTTTAGGATTTTAAAATGAGTTGGAAAGATATTGCATTAGAACACGCACAGAAAGATTCACCACAGGAAGCTTGTGGTTTATTGACTATCTATAAGGGAAAAGAAAAATATTATCCCTGTAAAAATATTGCTGAAGAACAGGGTGATTACTTTATTTTAGATCCTGATGATTGGATGAAAGCTGAAGATGAAGGTGAGGTTATAGCAGTTCAGGATTGTTGGAGCTTGATACATGATTGGTATGAAGAAAAAAGAAATATTAAATTAAAACATTGGGATAGACCAAAAAGCCCAAAAGAATTTTCAAAAAATCCATTATTTGAACATGGTTTACCTTTAACTGGTTTTGTTGAACTGAAAGATACGGTAGATTTAGAAGAGGGTGATGTTCTTCTTATGGATACGACAAACACAGGTAAATTAGACCATGTGGCTTTGTATTTAGGAAATCAAACTATTTTTCAACATTGTGTGAAAAGACTTAGCTGTAGAGAACTTTACGATCAAGACCATATAGACTGTACAAAGAAGAGGTATCGCTATGCTCAGTAAAATAAAAGTTTACGGTAGGTTAGCTCGATTCTTGGGAGAGCGTACCTTTGAAGCAGAAATATCATCTCCTACAGACGCTTTTAGATTTTTACTGGCAAACTTTCCTAGTTTAGAATCTCACATGATGGAGCAAAATTACTGTGTAAAAGTAGGAGATTATGAGATTAATGAGACTGAGTTAGACATTCCTACAGGAAGTCAGGAAATAAAAATTGTACCAGTAATTATGGGAGCGAAAAAAGGTTTTGGAAGATTTTTATTGGGAGCAGTTCTTATTGGTGTTGCTATTTTTGCACCTACAGTAGGATTAGGTTTAGGGCAAGGTACAAGTGCTTTTATGTTTGGAACTTCTGGTGGAGGTGCACTTTTAGCAGCAGCAGGAAATTTGGGTATTTATTTAGCATTATCAGGAATATCGCAAATGATAACTCCTACGGAAGATGTTGGTGCGGATTCTGACGATCCATCTAGTTTTACTTTTAATGGAGTACAAAATACGATAAGGGCTGGCGTTGCTATACCTGTTGTATATGGTGAAATATTCGCTGGATCGCTTGTTGTATCAGGCGGTATTGATACAGACGATTACTCAGGATAATTATGTTTAGAATACCTGAAATACATTCTGGAGCAGGACGAAA